GAGGACACGGTCCAGGACCATCAGCAGGTACCGGTGGATCAGGAGCTGGAGGTTCATCTTATTTTGGTCCTAATGGAAGTCCAGGAAACGAAGGTGGTTATACACCTGCAGAAGGAAATAATGGAGGAAGTGCAGCACCTTATAGTCCAGGAGGAACAGGAAGGGCTGGCGGTGGCGGAGGAGCCGGTGCAGTAGGAGGAAACTCTATGGCTGGAGGAGCTGGAACATCAACACCAGGAGTTGACGGAACTCAAAGAGCTGGAGGCGGAGGCGGAGCACAGGCTTTCGGCGGAGGCGGTGCTGGCGGTGCTGGAGGCGGCGGTGCAGGAATGTCTGCAGGAGCCGGAGGTGCAGCCCAAGCTAATTATGGCGGTGGCGGCGGAGGATCAGGAGCTTCTTACTCAATGCAACAAACAGGCGGTAATGGTGGATCTGGAATAATATTTTTAAAAATACTTGCTGCAGACTATTCAGGTATAACTACAGGATCTCCAACAGTTTCTGATAGCGGTGATTATAAAATTTTACAATATAACTCAAGCGGGAGCTACACAGCATAATGGCACATTTTGCAAAATTAGATGAAAATAATGTTGTAACTGAAGTAATTGTTGTATCTAACGATATAGCAACAACTGAAGATGCGGGTGTAACTTTTTTGAGAAATCTTTACAAAGAACCTACAGCAAATTGGAAACAAACTTCATATAATACTAAACTAGGAAAGTATTTAGATTATAGTACAACACCTCCAACAGAAGCAGCGGATCAATCTAAAGCATTTAGATTAAATTTTGCAGGAATAGGATGGGTGTGGAATGAAGAAATACAAGGATTTGTTGAAGGACTTCAACCATATGCCTCTTGGACATTAGATACTTCAATTGGAATGTGGCAACCACCAATACCTAATGTAGGTGTTCCATATACAGAATGGAATGAAACAGCTTATCAAGCTGATAATACTAAAGGTTGGGAAGACAAAGACGGAAATCCAGCTCCTTAATTATTTAATAATTAATTCGTAATTAGGTTTACCAGAAATATCTTTTACAATAAATTTACCTTTTACATGAGTATTAAAGGCTAAAGAATATCTAGTTGTATCACTTAAATTATCTATTACAGTATGTTCTACTTTAGATGGAAATAAAATTATACCACCTTCTTCAGGTGTTATATTAAAAGCCTGTCCTTGAGTTTCATTAGCTTCATCATACTCCATCCATATATCAGGATAAAAAATATTATGATTTATTTGATAACCTTTTTGAAATTGAATACCACCCATATTAGGAGCTCTTTTAAAATAATAAACTCCGCTAATCATACTATTAACATGGCTATGTGTAGTTGAACCTTCTCCTTTTTCAAATCTATTTACCCAAGAATCAGTTAAATAAAAATTAATTCTATTATTAATTTTTAAATGATTTCTTACAAAGATATTAATATGATTCTGAATTTTTAATTTTAAATCAGGCATTTGATTTAAAATTGCTTTATCTTTAGATATATCAAATCTTTGATTTGTGGCTCTTTCAAATTTTATTTTATGAATAAAATCTAAATAAGATTTTTTAACAGGTATCTCACCTATATAAATAGGTGTTGGCCATAAATTTAATATGTTATAATTATTTTGTTTCATATATTGAACTATTCCATACCATATCTATAATAACAATCAATGGATATAATAGCTAGATTTTCTAAAGTTTTAACTAATACCACTTATCCTGAGTCTAAACAAACTTGGAATATTGCAGGAGTTTTACCTAATTCAAATGAGTTTTTAAAATTTGATGTGAGAGATATGCATAAAATAAATGAAGAACAAATAGGTAAGAAGGTAACTTTAAATAATAAAGTTGATAAAATTGTTTTTGAAGCACAGGATCAATGGATCATTTTAGATCAAAAAGAATTTAATATGTACTTAATAAAGAACAAACAAAAAGTAATTCAACTTAATGAATTAATTAATAATTTAGATTGGACAAAAATTATTTCGAAGGAATTATAAGTTGTTTTAATCTTGTATCTGAAGCAGAAACTGTACCTGTAATGAATGTATTAAAAGCTAAACTAATACGAGTATTTTTATTTTCTTTTGCTGGTACTGAGTGAGTTAAATGAGATGGAAATATAATAATTTGATTAGTCTTTACTGAAAAATTATAAAACTCACAATTAAAATCATTAAATTGATATACATCTGGCATTATTGTTTGATATTTTGCTTTATGAAATCTAATACAATCAACCCCTTCAATAGCATCAAAATAAAAAACACCTGATAAAAATGAGTTAGGATGAAAATGCACGTGGTGGTATTCTTTAATGGTTGTATAGTTTAACCAGGATTGAGTTATATAAGGTTTAATAACATCTTTTGTACAAACAACTTGTTTAAAATAATCTTCAATAAATCTATTAATATCGTTTTTTAATTTTTTAAAAGGAGCTCTATTTAAAATATAATTATCTTTACTATAAAGATTTCCTGAATTTAAAACTGTTTTTTGTTTTTTAGCAAACTCTATTTCTTTATTAGTTAATTTTCTTTCTAAAGTATTTAAATAAACACCTTCAGGAAAGATGGGTATTATTTTAGCTACTTCCATTTCTGTCCTTCATCTTCAACATAATTAAAAGCAATACTATATCTTGGCTTTTTATCTAAACTAAATTTAGTGCTGTGCTTTAGTATAGGAGAGAATAATAAAAGTTTACCTTTTTTAGGTTTAATTGAAATATTTAATTCTTTAAAATATAGATCTTGTTCGTTATCTTGTAAGTACAAAACACCTGAAATAATGCATCCCCAGTGATCGTGCTCCCTAACTCTATCGTTATAATCTATTCTTGTTCCCCAAGCATCTCTTAAATAACAAGCGACTAGGTTTATATTTTCATCTAGATAATTTACACCTGTTTTAACTACACTTAAAAAATTTTCATCATTTGCAAAATAATTCCAAGGAGTCATTTTACCTCTAACATGCGTCACATAATTATTATTTGAAACAGCTATACCTTCTTCAATTTTATTAATGAAATAATTTGAATTTATTTTTAAATCTAATTCAATTAAATATACTTCTTTATTTATTGGTTTTTGAAGGTGTTTAATTAACTTCATAAAGCTTGTATTTATCATTTAATTATTATAAATACAATACTTACATTATGTCTGAGACAGAACTATATATGCCTTTTGCAGATCCTGTAATTAAGTATAATGATTTGAATTTAGATAATAAGACAATTTTAAAAGATATTAAGAAAGTAAAATTTAAACCTACAACTAAAAGTGAAGGTACTTACATATCACAAAATTTAAATATATTTTCAGATTTAAAAGAAAATAGTTTTATAAAAGATACTTTTATTATTCGAATTAAACACGCTTTAATTCAATTTGGTTACGCATCAGATATAAAAATTGGTAATTGTTGGGCAACTTTAACAAAACCTAAATCTAGGTCTCATTTTCATTTACACTCTAATTACTGGTTGAGTGCTTGTTACTATCCTATGGGTTCTGTTAAAGATGGTTTTGCTATAAAATTTAAAAGACCAAGTCCATTAATTTTTGATGTTCCTAAAAAAAATTTTAGTAGTTTTAACTCTGTTGAATTTAAATTAAATATTAAAGAAGGAGATTTTATTGTATTTCCATCTTACCTTGAACATCAAATAGATGATAATAAAACAAAATACAATCGTTATAGTTTAGCTATGGTTATTAATCCAATGGGTATAATAGGATCAGATGATTCATTAATAGATTATTCTGTATTTAATAAATAATGAAAAATTTAAAAGACTTTATTTTAGTAATAAATTCTATACCAAATAGAGTTTGTGATGACTTATTAAAACAAATAAAAAATCAAGAATGGCGTAAACATGTATGGTATATCAATAGTGATAAAACTAGATATTCTTTAGATGAAGACGCTTCAGTACTACATGCTTTAAATGAACAACAAGATATTTTATTACCTTTTATCAAAAAATCTTTATCAGAATATCAAAGTAAAATGGCTTTTAAGAATACTAAAGAATTAAAAGCTCCTTTTGTTGAAACAATATCTCCAATAAGATTTAACGAATATGCTAAACATCAAACTATGACAAATCATTACGATATTATTAAAGATCTATTTGATGGAGTTCATAAAGGTGTGCCACAGATATCTATTGTAGGTTTGTTAAACGATGATTTTAAAGGTGGTAAATTTTTAGTAAGAGATGAAGAAATAAAATTAAAAAAAGGAGATATTATTTTCTTTCCGTCCTCATTCTTATACCCCCATACAGTAACTAAAGTTACTACAAAAAATCCAAGATATTCATTTGTTTGTTGGGCTTTTTAAATACTAGCGATATTTATACTTAAAAATTCTTAGTGTATAATGTTCGCATGCCTTTAACAAAAGTAAACTTTGCACCAGGATTTAATAAACAAGCATCAGACTCAGGGGCCGAAAACCAATGGGTAGATGGTGACTATGTTAGATTTAGATATGGTATGCCTGAAAAAATAGGTGGCTGGCAAGAAATACTTAATAAACAATTAGTTGGAGCAGTAAGAGCTTCACATAGCTGGACAGATTTAGACGGGAGGAAATATGTTGCACTCGGTACTAATAAGATTTTATATATATATAACGGTGATGATTATTATGATATTACTCCATTTGATACATCTTTAGCTCAAACAGGATGCGATATAACCACGACTTACCTATCACGAACCGTAGAAATTACTTGTCCATCTCCACACAACCTTGAACCAGGTGACTTATTAACATTTGAAAATGCAGGATCTTTTACTGCAGGACAGACAGATTATGTTGCTGCAGACTTTGACGATGTTTTATTTGAAGTACAACTTGCACCAACTTTAACTACCTTTACAATATTAATGCCTACTGATGAAACAGGCACAGGTGCCACTAATAACGGAACATTAGATTCTAAACCTTATTACAAAATAGGACCTTTATTACAAGCGTACGGTTATGGTTGGGGTACTGGTTTATATGGTTCGTCAACTTGGGGTACACCAAGAAGTACTTCAAACGCAATTCTTGATCCCGGTAGTTGGTCTTTAGATAACTATGGTGAACTATTAATTGCAACAATTAAAAATGGTGCAACTTTTTCTTGGGATCCAAATGCAGGTGTAGGTACAAATACAAGAGCTACAATTATTGCTGGAGCACCAACAAGATCTGTAATGAGTATGGTATCAGATAGAGATAGACATTTAATTATTTTAGGAACTGAAACAACAATTGGTTCACCTACTACACAAGATAAAATGTTTATAAGATTCTCGGATCAAGAAACTTTAACTGACTATACAGCAACATCAACAAATACAGCAGGTTCTTTTAGAATTGATAGCGGAACTAAAATTGTAGGTGCAGCTAAAGCGAAAGATTATATATTAATTTTAACTGATACTTCTGCATACCTAATGCAGTTCGTAGGACCTCCTTTTACATTTAGTATTAGACAAGTAGGATCTAACTGTGGTTGTGTAGGCCAACATTCAATTGTGTATGCAAACGGTGCTGTTTATTGGATTGGTGACTCAGGTGGATTTTTTATGTTTGATGGTACTGTTAAAAGTATTCCTTCTTTAGTTGAAGATTATGTATTCTTAACAGACGATGGTGCACCAGGTTTTAATTTTGCTAACGGATCAGAATTAACTTATGGAGCTCATAATAGTTTATATTCTGAAATCTATTGGTTTTATGCAAGTTCAACTTCTAACTATGTTAATAAACTAGTTACATATAATTATGCGGAGCAGACTTGGACAACTAGTTCTTTAGCAAGAACTTCGTACATTGATTCACATGTATTTAATGATCCAATGGCTACTCAATTTAATGCTAATACAGCTCCGACTACGCCAACTATTCAAGGTGTATCTAATGGAATGTCTAGAGTATTCAATCACGAAATAGGAACAAATGAAGTATTAGCAAATGGAACTATAAATGCTATTCCAGCTTATATTACATCAGGAGATTTTGATTTAGATGCAGATGGAGATGGACAATATTTTATTAAAGTAAGAAGATTTATACCTGACTTTAAATATTTAAATGGTAATGCAAAGATAACTATATTATTAAGAAGATATCCTGCAGATACTCAAACAAGTTCTACATTAGGGCCATTTACTATTAATTCATCAACTGATAAAATAGATACTAGAGCTAGAAGTAGATTAGCAGCTTTAAAAGTTGAAAATGACGCTATTAATGAAAGTTGGAGATTCGGTCAGTTTAGATTTG